CCATATCTAAATCTTACATTATCTGAGTCAACCCAACGCCCTTCTGCTCCGACTGAGGTATCTTGTTTATCAATTCCAGGAGCAAACTTAATTTTAGTAAGCACTGATTACTCCTATGTTGTTTGGTTGTATACGTATTGCCAACCTTTGGTTGCGTTAGTGTATCTTAATTTAATCGATTGATTGTTAGAGGTTAAATCTACATTTGCATTAACACCTCTAATATTCTTAGTTCCTGGAGCAAGTATTACTTTGTTAGAACCAAATCCTCCACTTGCTGATACATCCATAATACTAACTTCATCACCCATACTCGGACTAGCTGGTAGTGTAATAGTAACTTGGGCTGCAGCTGTATCTATTAATAAGTTATCACCAGCCACTGCAGTGTATGCAGTAATAGAGCTCGATGTGATTGCAAAATTACCTTTTTGTAAAATGTCTAATCTTGCATCTGTGCCATTAGAGTGAATTAACATTGTAGCTCCTACAGGAACAGCTATTGGATTTGACGATCCAGCTGTTTTAATACTTAGCGTATATTTATTTGCTGTAGTTCTATCTGTTGCATCTTGAATAACATACATTCTTGTTGCTGTGCCACCCGTTGTTGATGCAGGTATAATTAAACTAATATTAGCTGTCATTGTACCCGTTAATCTTAAATATGCATTTTTACCATTTGATGTTGCACCATCTGATAAAAGTAAGGTAACATCTGAACCAGATGTCATAGCAACATCAACAACTCCTGTTGCTGATTGTTGTAATATTTGTAAATTAGTATTTGTAATAGTTCCCCATAGACCAGCTTTTTCACCGGTTGCTACAAGTTCTAATGCTAAATCTGTTGAAAATGTTGATGCCATATTAGTAAGGTTTTATTGGTGTCCAAACCATTGTTGCTCCTGGTATAATTTCATTCCAAGTAATAACACCTGGTTCGCCTGTTCTTAACGTCATAGCGTTAGCTGGTGCTTCTATACTCGCAGTTCCAACAATTGTAACAGATCCACTACGTATAATCAAGTTGTTTCCGGATACTTCTAAATCAGAGTTTCCTGCAACAGTAACGTTCCCCGTTCCTAAAGTTAATGGATTTTTAGATGCCTCTAAATTACCTGTACCAACTATTGTAACTGTTCCGATACCAAGTGTTAATTGATTTCCAGTAAGGTTTTCTGTTACTGAATCAGCTGCAATATTTGGATTACCAACGTTAGCTATTAAATTATTACCTGTAACTGTAATAGTTACTACGTCATCTTTTCCAACTTGCGAAATGGGAAATTGTGATATTGCGTCAAAACCTAAATTCATAAATGTCCTTAAAAGGAGACAGGGGGTATGTGGTGGTGCCCTGCCTCCATCTAAGAATTATATCATCGTTTAAACCAAGAGGGAAGACCTAAATGTGGACGCTTGTCGAACATATTATCTTTTGATCCTGGGGTTTTACGATTGTTATAATGCAGAAAAACCTGTACACATTCTTTACCTTTAAATTTTTCTCTCCAATGTTCTAGCTCACAGCCAGAATAAACCAGCATATCTCCTTGTTTTAAATCTACTTTAACACCTTTTTTACCAGTCTCGCCAGATGGCTCTAAATATATAGGCCAGTCATCACCGGCAAGATTCATAGTAGTTGATATCTCACAACTAAATCTATCTTTATGTCTTTTAAGTTCATCACCTTTTTTATAAATTCTTGCATAAGTATATGCAGGGTATAATTTTAAACCTGTAGCTTTTTCCATACCTGGCTGACATTTAAGTAATAAAGTTTCCATAGCCATATTAGCATATTGAGAATAGGTGTTTGGAATCTGTTCATTCTCGCCTTCATAATATCCTATAATAGTTTCAAATGGTGAAAAATATCGTGATTGTTTACAAGTATCATAAACTTGTTTTTGCATTAAAAAATAGTTTGCAACAAAACCTGCTAGGTCTTTTGATATTGCTTGACGGATGACTGTGTATTTTTTTTTTTTAAAACTCATATTATAAATAATTAAAATTAATTGTTATTCTTATATTACTATCATCACAACTTGAACTACTGTGTTTTTTACTTGGATCAAAAAATACCATTCTATTTTCTTTTGGTAATACTTTTTCTTTACCAAAGTAAGTTTCTCCATTGTTATTATTAATATAAAATAAACAACCTTTGTGTTTAAAAGTATAATCTACGTGATCATTATGTTTTGTTTTTTGTTTTTCTTTTACATACAAATTGCCTTTTATTCTCAATAAAGATTTTGGATTAATTTTATTTAATACATTTTTAAATAAATAAAATTTATTACTAAAATAAATAGGGGATTCATAAATTTTATGAGTAAAATAAATTTTATTATCACCTTCAAAATTCATATCTTTATTATAATACCAAGCAAACTCTGAACTTAATAAAATATTTTGTATTTCTTCAAATAATTTTTTATCTAAAAAATTATCTATTATTTTAATATCAGACATCTTTAGCCATTTCTTTTGGCACTGCTTGTATGTTCCAGTGTATAAATCTAAAAGGTTCTTTACCATGATCCACTGCAAACTCATGTTCTAAATATCCTGGGAATATAATTAACATTCCGGGTTTAGGTTGTATGTGAAATTGTTCGTGACCAGCCCATACACCTTTTAGGTCTGGTCTCATTTTTAACTTTGTTGTTCTCGCACCGGTCTTTGGTTCATGAAATACAGGGTAAGAAGTTTTATCACTACATTTTAAAAAATAAAAACCTGATACGTGTTGATTCCAATGTATGTGTGCTGAATGATGACCACCACCTTTTTTAGCAAACTCTTGTACCCATAGCTCACTGAACATAGTTGTGTATTGTTTCATATCATAACCTTGGTGATCTAAATATTCCCAAGATTTTTGACCAACATAATTTCTAAAATCTAAAAAATTATTGTCAGTTGTAAGTGGTGTTGAATGATAGGATCTTCCAAAATCACCATGTTTTTTTATCCATTCTTTTTCTCTTTTACGGGCATCAGAAATATATTTATTACTTGCTTTGTTTAACGACTTAACAAACTCTGGTTTTTCTTCACTCCATATTACAGTTGGAAAATATGTATTTATAAACATTATCTAAAAGGCCTTCCTAAATGCCATACCACAAGACTATATCTTGTGCCTGATGTTACTGGTTTAACTCTGTGCCATACAAAACTAGGAAACACAATAATAGATCCCTTTGGTAATATTTCTTTACATTGTATTCTATGCTTTGATTCGTCTCGCATATGTGGATCATAGTTTCTAAAATCAAATTCTAATTCACCGCCTTTGTATTCTGAACCATCTGTTAACTGACACGTCATAGATAGTTTTCTAATTTTACCGTGATCTGGTGTATTTGGTTTATCATAAGGTTTATCCCAACTATCACAATGCCAATCATAATATTGATTTATTTTATATTTTGTAAACTGACAAGACTCACTTCTATCCCACTCAAAATTCCAACCAGCCATTGCATTTGCTTTGTGTACATATGGATGCAATTCTTTATATATCCAAGTGTCATTTAACCAAACTAAATCGGATTTTCTTTTTCTTTGTAAATTTTTAACTTCTTCTTTATTTAATTTTTTATCACCAAATCCACCAGTTCTAGCCATAACTTCTTTTTGTCTATTAGCATAAGCTATTACTTCATCACAAAATTTAGGTGTTAGCACACCACTAAAATACCAATAATGATTAGATATATTCATACGTTATAGTTTGTACAAAATTTAAACTATCCTTTTGATTATTGGTTAAGTAATACATATTTGTTGATGGAAACATAATAAATTTATTATTTTTTAAAGGTATGTCCCAACTTCTTCCTTTACGTCTGTTATCTTCAAAATGTATTCTGACCATGCAGTCTTTGACTTTTACACCATAGAGTAATGTAAAGTCTGGTGAGTTACGTAAATCTACTGGATCAATATTAAGTAAGGGAATTGTAGTTTCCGCAGGTTTATAAATGTTACCCCACGTTTCTTTGTTAATTAAATTAATACCATATTCGAGATTAATGTGATCCCGCATATAGGTATTTAACATATCCCAGGTTCTTGAGAATGGAAAATTTTTGTTTTGAATTTGTGATTGTAAAATGTCGCCTGATAATTTATCTCGGTCAATGTCCCAATCTTTAGGCATTGCTACATCACCGTAATATAATGCTATTTCAGATAATACTTTCTTTTGCATACCACATACCTTTTTAATTTATGCCATTAAATCTGTCAAGTCCCAAGACTGGCCTTCTTCATTCCAATTATAACCCCATCTATGAGTACCATCTTCATTTTGTGTTTGTTGTTCTGCAGTTAATGCTGGAGCATCACCGATTGGTGATTGCCATCTAGCCTCAGTTATATTCTTTACCCAAGATGCATATAGTTTTTTAGGCCAAAAGATTTGATTATCTTCGTCCCACTCATAACCTATACCTGCGTAATTACCTCTAAAAGGTGTTCCACCTAATCTATGTGTATTACTTACTGTGTTATATGAAGTTTGAATCCACATTTGAGCAGGCCAATTATTATGTAGTTCTAAATATTGTTGACCTACTGATTCATCTTCAACACCATCAGCATTTAACATATCTTTGTTATCTAAAGTTAATACTGTAATAACTTTACTGTTAGCTCCTAGTTTTGCAAAATGTGCCATAATGTTTCTCCTTATATATTAATTTTAATTACCATTCAACTATTGAAATTTGTACCTTATCATAACAATTCCTGAACCACCGCCACCACCAGGCATATTAGTTCCAGCTGGAACTGCTCCTGCTCCACCACCGCCACCACCGGTATTTATTGTAGCAGCTTGTCCAGCAGCCGTAGGTGCGGGCGCTGGTGAGTTTGTACTATTTCCGCTAGTCCCACCTCCTCCTGCTCCACCAGCAGATGCACAGCCTTGTTGACCTCCACCACCGCCACCACCAAAATATCTTGCTGCTGATACAGGACCTGGTGTTCCATAACTTGGAGCTGTTGGACCCACAAATGAATCTGCTATATATGAACCTGCACCACCTGGAGTTTGAGAACCATCTGCCGGCACAGGTGCTGTTGTACCAACTGCTCCAGCCCCTCCACCACCACCTCCAGATTCTACTCCAAAACTTGGTGCACTACTATATTGATTTCCCACTCCTCCATTAAAACCTTGTACAGGGGCAACGGGTGGATTATTACCACTACCAGCATTTTGGTAAGGAGAAGAAGCCCATGTTCCAGCGCCTCCTCCTGATCCTCCACTACCAGCAGCTACTTGATAAGAACCACCTATTCCCCCTCCTGCTGAAGTAACGGTACTAAATGTTGATGTACCACCAGCTGTTCCACTTTGGTTATTTGCTGGAGGAGAACTTGGTGCTCCTGATCCTGCTGCTCCAACTGTAATTGGAAAAGCCGTAGCTGTAACTGTAATTTCTGTGTTAGGGCTTGCGCCTGAATTATTTAGAGGAGAGTTATTTCCTGGAGCTGTAGAAAAAAATCTTACACCTCCTGCACCACCGCCACCGCCTTTAACTTCGTTGTCAGCGCCACCGCCACCACCACCGCCAGCTACAACTAAATAATCAACTTTGTTAAGAGCAGAACAGCTTGATAGGCTTGCAACACA